AACTTGGAATTTCAGACCCATATAAAATGTCGTGGATTTCCAAATATTGTCATTATCACGCATTAAATGAAAACGCAAACTTTTCTATGTTAGGTATGCCTCCTGCAGGAAATATTGCCGGTTTTATGGGTAATGTATATACTCCAGGTTCTATCGGCGGAGTCTATGGTGATTCCGGGTCAGGTGATAAATTTCCAATGTTATTACCTATGGCATTACAAGTTGCCAAAAGAACAATAGGATTTGATTTAGTCAATGTAATTCCTATGCAAAACCCAGCTGGTACATTAGTCTATTTAGATTATGTATATGGTGGTGGTAGAGAAGATACATTTTCAAAACCAAGCATTTTCAAAACAATATTAGGCGGATCTGAATCATCTTGGTTTAATAAAGGAGCAACATATGCTACCATTGGTACTACATATAGAATAACAAATGGTAGTAATTCTATTGACGTTAAATTTGTCGGTAATTCTGGATACGATGGAGATCCTATTTTTAGAGTTATAACAAATTTAGAAACTGCTCCTCGATTAACTGATTTAATTGGTGGAACAATATCTATTGGCGGAACTGCATTAAATATTACTATAAATCAAATTTCATTGGTAAAAGCATTAGAAGATCATATTGAAGGATTTGCTGGTGCTGGAGCAACAGATTCAATTGATTGGTATGGGCCATGGAATGAAGCAGACCAAGGTCTTCCAGATGGTATGAAACGTGGAGTAGGCGAAAATACATATTTTAGAAATATGGGCTTACGAACATATACTAAATGGATTGAAGCTAAAACTGTTCAAGTAGCATGCTCCGTAACAATAGAACAAATTCAAGATTTGAACAAACAATATGGATATGATGTAATGGGTTTAGTTCAAAATTCATTAATAAATGAATTAAGTCAATCTAATAATAAACAAATTTTAGCAAGATTATTCGCATTAGGTTGGTTCAACAATTATAGAATGAATAAATCAGAAGGAGTAACTTTGAACTCTTCGTTAAATCCAGCAGGATATGTAAATAATAAAAATGGATATGGTCCAGATGGTCATATTTATAATATTCCTGTCAATGAGTTTACATCTTATGCTAATGGTGGTGGTGTTTCTAATGAAAATGAAATGACAATTCATCGTAGATTATTAACTAAAATTCTTGCTGCTAGTAATATAGTTTTACAAAGAGGTAGACGCGGACAAGGAAACTTTATTGTAACCAATTTACAATTAGCAACAGTTTTACAAAATAATGCACAATTTTCATTAGCACCAGTATCTAATACAATTTCTCAGGATAATGGTTCATTATATCCTCTTGGAAGTCTAGCAGGTCTAAATATTTATGTAGATCCTAATATGGATTTTGCTGATACAAGAATTTGCGTAGGTAGAAAAGGTAAAGATGAAGATCCAGGTTTAAAATATATGCCATATTTAATAGCAGAAACATTTGAAACCATTTCTGAGGCATCAATGAGTCCTAAGGTAGCAGTGAAAAGTAGATATGCTATAACAGAAGCTGGACATTTTCCAGAATCTCAATATTATACTTTTTATGTTGATACTCATAATATTTCTATTGTATAGTATTATATTAAATATAATATACAACGAAAAACTCCCATTGAAAGATGGGAGTTTTTTTATTTATTGAAATTAAAAAATTATATAAGATATTTTTATCTTCTTTTTTTTATATATTCATTAAAAGAATTTATGTATGTCAATTTTGTAGTTTCTGATTCAGACATTGATGGAGTAGATATAACATCGTCATTTGATGCGTTTATATTAGGTTTTTTTGTTTTTATTATTTGCGTTGGATTTATATCAAATGTATTATTATCTTCATTTGTATCAACAGTTATTTTATAAACATTTCCATTTTCATTTTTTAATATTTTTCTTATAATTCCTTTTTTTGTTTTATTTTTATATTTAAAAAATATAATATCATTTACTTTCAAGTTATAAGTTTCATTATCATAGTCTTCTAAATTATTATCATTATTTTTTTGTTGTAGCTCATCTGTATAATCAGATAATTCTATTGAAAATGCAGGTGTATCTATTCCTTGTCCAGGAGTATTTGTGTATATATTAGTACTAGTGACTTTTTTTATAAATGATGTACTCATATTATATTATTTTTTAAAATATTTTTCATTATTATATATTATATTCATTTGTTGTGATGTAAATCTATTTTGTGGAAATTTAGATATTTGTTCTCGCATTTTCCAATATACATCAGTTCCTTCTTTTTTTCTACCTGTATGATAACATGCAATAGAATAGATTTCTAACATTTCATAGTCATATATATCTGTATCTAAAAATAATGAACGTTTAGGATATGGATTTTTCATATTATATATTAGTCCATATTGAGCAAATATAAACATATTATCATAGCTTTTTTTATGAAAATAATATTTTGATAATGATTTTATTGGTTCACCTCTTAAAGGGTCAAATTCATGTGCATTTAGAAACCAATATATAATATCTTTTTCATCTTTTTTTAAAATATATGAGATAGATCCCATCATAAATTTCGAATAAAATATTTCTTCTTGATGTCCTTTTTTTATTTCTTGCCGTTTTTGATAATATTCTAATGCTTTTTCATAATTATCTGAATCTCTATATGATTGTGCTAAATAGAATATCCATCTAGGGTCATCATCTATTTTTATATATTCTTCTAATATTTTTGCGTGTTCTGAATATTTATTTTTTATATTTTTCCACGAGTTACCTTCTGCTTTTACTAATACAAATATTCCATCTGCTACATTAATTTCTTTTTCATTATTTTTAATTAATATTTCGTGAACTGGCCCATACCATTTATATCCAATATTTGTTTTTATAATACTTTTTCTAGAATATAGTATTCCATTATACATAGTGTTTATAGCTATTGCATCTCCTTTTAATGTTTTTTCTTTGTCAAATATTGTATTATCAATTATTAATTCTTCATCAGCGTCTATCCACATAGCATAATCTACGTGAGGTTCTATTGCCATAAGGGCAGCATTTCTAGATGTAGAAAAATCTTTCCATTCTATTTCTATAAGTTCACCAGGAATATTTTTTTCTTTGAAATAATCTTTTATAATATTCTGTGTTCCATCTGTTGAACCTGTATCTACAATTGTCCAATAATCTATTATTGATGATACTGATTTTAGACATCTCAAAATGACATCTTTTTCATCTTTTACAATCATCATTAATCCTAATTTCATATATCTATATTTTTAATTTGTTATTTATATTATTCTACTGATTTGAATTCTAATTTATTATTATTATAGTTTATATTTTTTATACTTAATAATAGCATATCACCGTTTTTGATATCATTATTTATAAATTTGTCTCTTAATTCTTGAGACATATCTTGTTTTTTTATAAATCCTGTGAATTTGTAATCATGTTCTACGAATATACCATTTTTTGATACTCCAGTGACATTACAGGGTAAAATATCATCTATATTAAATTTTTGTATTTCTATAGGTATTATATATTTTAAATATTTTTTATTTGATGTTATAAAAATATTTTTATCTTTTTGATATCCTTCTATCATCACATTTATTTCTTTTCCTATCATATCATCAAAATCTAGCAATACATTAGCAGATGCTAATGATCCAGGCATAAATGTTATAACTCCTGATATATCAACAAAAAATCCTCCGTGATTTTTATCAACAATTTTTCCAACATATATTATGCTATTATCTTTTATTTGATCATAAAATTCTTTTGATAATGTAATTTTATGTGCGTCAAAGAAAGACCCCATCATATTTTCAGCATCTGTTATCATGATTTTAAAATTATGAGTTTTTAGAATTTCATGAAATGATCCAGAATCTACATAATTTATAAAATCATCATATGATAATTCATATAATGAGAAGAATTTTTTTTCTTTTTTAAAGTTGAAAAATAAATTCACATAATTTTCACACACAGCTTCGAACAAATTTTCATCAGATGTTCGCTTTATATCTATCACATTAAAAACATCTCCTTTTTTAAAATTTTTATTTATAAAAGGAAATGATTTGTATTTTTCATATGATTCTTGAGCATATGATTCCATACAATAAACCTTTTCATTTTTTTCGGTTTTTATTGACTTGTTTATTTTCATGAAAATATATTTTAAAATGTTAATAATAATTTTTTTTATTTATATATATCTTTTAAAAAAATATTTTTTTTAAGCATATATAAATATAATTTTTGATATTTAATAAAATCATTATTTTAAAAACATTGATAATAATACTATTGCTGTTGAAATTATAAATTGTGTGATAGTAAATATAGTAGTAGCTTTAGTTCTAAATTTTTTTAGATCTTCAATTTCTTTTACCATCTCATTTAATTGATTTACTGAAACTATTTTTGAAATATTTAATTTCCAATCTCCTATATCATTTATTTTTTCTTGAATAGCTTTTAATTCTATGATTTCTTGTTTTATATCTTGTATTTGAAAACTTAAATCATTTACATTATTGCTCAATCTTGTTATTTCATTTAGGACAAGTTTTCCATATTTATCCCATCCGTTGTCATTAAATTGCTTTTTATCAATATCCATATTTTATTTCATATTTTATTATATATATATAAGAAAATAAAAAAAAAATAAAATATTTTAATATAAATGGATAATAATATTTTAGATCAGTCTGGTGAGTATATAGTTATAACTACAAAAGAGCCATATGTGAATGTTATGTCATTTACAAATATTAATGAAGATATTGTAGATATGGGAATAGGCACTATGTATAAAAAAGAATTTAGATATTTATTAGATGGAAATATATATTCGGAGTATCAAGAATTATCTATTGATTCTCTTAAAAAATTAGGATCATTTGAAATGGTATATTTTCAATTTAGATACATATTATTAGCTGGTGGTCCATTGAAGGTAAATAATATTACATTAGATTATATTTCTTTTGAAAATGATAATCAAGTGAAACTTGATGTTAGTTCTGATAGTTTATATACATATAAATCTATATATAAAAGTGGATGCACATTTGAGCCATACAAGGTTGATAAGGCTATATCATTATTTAAAGATTTAAATTTGATGGCAAATGATTTATTTGGAATAGATGTATACTATTATAAGATAGATCCAAATAAAAAACATCAAGATGTAATACTGCAAGAATATACATTATATGATTATCAGGATAAAAAATTGATGAAAATTGTTATCCCCGAAAATAATATTCCACAGCCAGCATTAAATGTAAATCCATTTGGCATAGACTTCGAATTACCATTCGAAATACATATTCATAAAGACTATTTTCAAAAAATATTTGGAGATGGTACTGGCCCGCAAAAAAAAGATATTGTATATTTTCCATTGACAAATAGAATATATGAGGTTGCAAGTTCTGTCATGTATAATGATTTTATGTACACTCCTATATATTTTAAGGTACAACTTGTAAAATGGCAGCCAAAGATAAATACAGAAAAAAATGATGATATAAAAACTCTTGAATCTTATACAATAAAATCTGATGAACTATTTTTAGATGAAACAAACATAGAATTAAAAGATACAACAAATGAACAACAATTTAATATTAAAACAACAACGTCAGATATTGTAAGAAGTTTTATAGATAATGATATGAAAATATATGATTATGCTATAGTAAATTATTATACAGTAATATCAGAATATTATTATAATTTAGAATCTACATTAAAAGAGAACATTATAAAATTACATATAGATAATATTACATTTAAGAAAAATAAAAAATATTATACTCGTCTAAATAGAAACAATAATAATATTACATATGAGATGAAATCATCAATGAAAATCTTAACAAATTTAAATGAAAATATATTTTCATATTCCAATGGGAATTCTATATATGAAAAAAATTATTATATTTGTGATATATTTAACAACAATTCTCAATTTAGCATATATGAAAATGAATATAATGAATTTGAAAATGATAAATTAATTACAGCATGTAATATTCCTGCATCATTTGTACGCAATAAAGCAATAGAATATACTTTTGCAAATGATTTTAACAAAAATAAAGATATTGCATATTCATCATGGTTTAAACTAAATGAATGTAAATCATACAAATATGATATAACTGAATTTAATTATGATAATTATTTATATAAATTAAAGATAAAAACAAATAAGAAAATGAATTGCCTCATTGATGACGATGTTATTATAAAAAGAAAAAGTGATTCTAATTTTTTAATATTTGGCAAGATAATTAGCATATCATCTCAATCTAATATTATGGAATATGAAATAGATGTAAATAAGGAAATATATGATACAATGATGTTATTATTTCCTTCTTGGCAAAATTATACTGACCTTTATATCTCTAAATATTATACATCTAATCTTATTTGCTCTTATGATTATAATAATAAAAAAGGAATAAGCATAGATATCATAGATAATAAATTTGTTGTATGCACATTAAATGATAAAAAATATTATACATATTTGAAGGATACTGTAAATTATGATAAATGGTATTCAATATTTATAAATGTAAGTAATTTGTTTAAAAAATTAGGTATAAATATATGGAAAATTCAATGGGATCCAAAAACAAATGAACCAAAATCAACAAGATTAAAATTATTGGTATCAAATTTAGTAGATATTGAAACTGAAGATAGAAGCACAAATATTAAATATTATATAAACTCTTCTTATATGGATATAACAAATATAAGATTATATAATAGAACAATAAATACTGATAAACAAGATACTATATTAAATCAATATGTTGTGCAGGAATCTCATATATGCGATATCATTGATAATGCAGAAGGACAATTGAGATATCCTTATGTAGGGTCTACTAGATAATATTATTGATTTACTAAATTTTTTGGATTTGGCCATTCTCTTCTCATAAGGGTCATCGTTTGATAGAATTTTCCGTTGTCCTTATCTTTTCTATCATATCTATATTTTATATCTTTTATAACATAACAACCGGAAAAAAATTGGTCAATAGAAAATGGCATCTCATCATCTTTATATTGGTTTTTAATAGATTGCGGCATATTAAATTCTTTTCGTTGTGTATCATCTACAACAAATATGAGTAACATAACTGGCTGCATACGACGTAAATTAAAATTTATTCTACTCATCTCCACATTTAGTAATAATTTATTTATTTGATTGTTATTATGAAAATTATTCATCTTTGAAATTTTATACATATCGTGCACATTATCATCAATGATAACTCCATTCCATTTTGTTTTTGTTTGCTCTAAATAATAATTTTCATTAGGTCTACCTTTTAAAATTATATGATTATCTTCTTTTCCATTTGTTATCAATGTTTCTATAGACATCTTTTCACATTCTTGTTCCATAGTATCATAAAACATCAAATTGATTTTTTGTCCATATTTGTTGCTAATGTATGTGTTGTTTTCTAATCTATAGTTTCTAATGAATATTTCGCTATTTTCAAAATGTGAAAAATT